CACCTTTTTTCGCTACAGCCCGTACCCACAATGCCCTGCGTTACCATAATCGCAAAACAGGCACATTCAATAGCCATAAAAGTTTGCGCTGGTGGCGTTCAAACCATGCTTTGTCAAATGTTGTCATTTTGCTTAGTACCATCTGAGAACATCAGGAGGTCGGCTTGAATTCGATATGCAAAGTCAACCCGGCAGCCGAAGCGCCCCCGCTTGATTTAGAAACAGTCAAGAGATCGCCCTGGGATACCTGGGCGTCTGAGTCTGAAATGACCCCATCGGTGGTCGCGTCCCAGCTATTCTTTTCGTCCGCGTCGATCGACGGCAGGGTGGAAAAGATGCTGTTCCCGTTCTTATCCAGGTCGTACACCGTGATGTCGGTGCTGGCGGTGCCTTGATGCGAAAAATACACCGCCCCGATATACCAGCTGTCGATCAAAGGCGGTACGGTCAAACTGAACCCGCCCAGCGGGTCGTCTGTGGTCGGCGTGGTCGTGTCGTTCAGCACCTGCCACAGCATGCCGCGCATCCCGGCCATTGCCGCCCCCAGCGCGGCGGGCGTGATACCCAGCGTGGCGGAGGTGTACGCGTCCACATCGGACGAGGACGCGGCGGATAGTTTGCTGCCCTCCAGCGCCGTGAAGCGCGCTGCCACGTCCGATGAACTACCAGATACGTTCGCGCCCAGTTCGGTTTCAATGGCGATGATCTCGTCCTTCATCGAATTGACGTCGGATGACGAGTTGTCGTCAACGCCATCAGTTTTGTTCGAGAAGAGCGCAGTTATCGAATTTGGGTAATCGGCCATTCGTTCACCTTTGTGAAGGGGGCGGCCATACGCCGCCCCCTTCCTGCGTTATGGATAGCTCAAGTAACGGTCAGCGCGCAGGATCGGCGATCCGCTGGGCGTGCCCGCGATCCCTTTGATCTGGTCATACACGTAGTTGGTTGATCCCAACGCGGTATCCGGCGCGGATACGCCTTCCGCGCCAAGTCCCGGACACCAGAAAACCGCGTCGCCGGGGCCATCCGCGCCGCGCGCCGCGTAAATACTGGCTACCATTTGGTCGATCTGAGCAGTTATCAATCCAAGGCCAGTAAGATCGTAAATTCGCAGGTCGTAAATACGCCCATCAAAAGCACGATTATCAAAACGTGTATCGCCAATATATATAGGTTCTCCTGTTTCCGCTGATGCGAAAGACCCTGATGGGTTCGCAGTTTCGGTTACAGTTTGCGAAACGCCATCAAGATACATGAGAGGCGTATTATTGATATTACTTATATCCATATAAATAGCAAAAGCATAGAGATTGCCTGTAGCCAAGCTATTCGCAGGGATACGCCAAACACCAATGTTCGAACCGCCTACAGGGTCTTGAACAAAAATCAATGTGTTGGCAGCGTAATTGCCATTATCAAGTTGAACAGACCAGCCTTCACCGGCAGGATTTACTTTGTTGATGATCGTCCCAAAGTTGGCCTCGCCGTAGGTATCAAAATTAATCCATCCTGTGATTAATTTAATCTCAAGATCGTCCAGATGGGCCACGTCCGCAAAAACAAGGTGCTGATTCGTGCCGCTGAATTCGAGAGGCATCTTACAGACCTCCGGCACGCGGTTGAGGGGATTGCTCCAGACAGCCAGCGCCAGGATCAGCAGCAGTCCGAGTTTTAAACCCGATTCTTTGTGGGCCACAACCCACTTTTTGATAGCCTTCATCGTTTTGTCCTTTCACTAAGAAACGAAAGCCGATACCAGCTACAGTATAGTGAGTTTTACGGATAAATGGAATCATATTAACCATGTTTCTCATGTGGACAGCGAGTAGCTGAAGGCCAGCGCGTGCAGTTGGAACACCCCGCCGGCTGTGTCGCTGCCGTTGTCCGCGTCGCGCGCCAGGACGATGCTGCACAGGTCGCCCGCCGCCATCGAGTCGCGGCTGTCCAGGTACAGCGTGAATAGATCGGCCTCATCCACCACGGCGGGCGCGGCTTCAGTCAGCGTATTGACCGCGTCGTAGTTGGCGGCAGTCATAACGTCCCCGTCCGAAATGCACATCACATAGGCGTTGAGGATCACATTGCCGCCGTCCGTGGTGGACATGCTGTAAAGTCCTACCAGGGCGGTATTGGTGGAGCTGATAAACCCGGGCGGTACGTAGAAATTCCAGACGCGGCCTTCATCCGTCGTTGGGCTGAAATCTAGCTGGTAAAAATGGGGTTTGATCGTGTCCGTGGTCGTGCTCTCCACTTTGACCAGGGCAGCCGCGTCGATGCCAGTGACGACCTCGCCATTTTGCACCGGCAGCATGTGCCGGAAGAACCCGGCCAGGGCGACAAAATTCGCGTTGACCTCATCCCCCCAACTGCTGGGGATGGTGGTATTGGGCTGCGGGTCGTGCGCCGATAATGTATATCCCATTCAGTCTCCTAATAGACCCATTCGCCGACGTCCCACTCCGCGACATCCCACAACGCGCCAACGCCGATGAACGGCTCAAAGCGCATGCGGGTTTCCACCGCCTGCCCGTTCTCGGAAAGCCAATTGTGTTCGATCATCCCCACCCGGTAGTCGTCATTCAAGCTGATGGTCGCGGCGGTCAGCGTCACGCGATCCGTAAGGTCGGGCGTGAATTGTTCCGCGACGCGGTTCTCCAGCCGGATAGCCGGGAAACGCCGCACGTTCGAAAGGTAATCTTCCAGGTATTGCGAATAGGATACGGCCTGGTTGACGTCCTGCTGGTGCTTACTGTCCAGGGTAAAGATGCGCGGCTGCGCCCCAGTGCTGCCGTCGGTCTTCAAAATGACGTTGTCCGGGTTGTCGATGGCGTCGCCCCGCAATCTCAAGAGCGTGATATAGCCGTCGCTGCCGCCGGTATTGGTGATGGTCAGTTTCGCGGTCTGGCTGAAAGTGGACGTGATCGCGACCGTGAAGTTGGCCGTCAGGTCAGCGCCCGATCCATCCGCAGCCGCGTTCATCGTGTAATCGGTAGTGTCCACCGGCGTGACCAGGTTGGTCCCGGCCACCTTGCGGTTCTCGTAGACGAAATCAGCGAATAAGGCCAGTGATTCGCCCGCCCCGACGCGGGTAGTATCCTGCAAGCGCCAGATCTCGGCCCCATCCTGTGAGATGCGCGGATGCGCCACGACTTCGACCACGTTACGCACCACTTCCCAGGGCTGCAAGACGCTGATCTCACGCCCCATTTCATCCTGAGTGATGGTCACAACGCTGGTGTTAGTCTGATTGCGGCCCTCGAAGGTAGCCGTGCCGTCCGCTGCCGGGTAAAAGCGCCCGTTCTCGCTGTCCACCAGGTCGTTGATCGCGGCGGCGGCGGAACGCTGGTCTTCCCACCAGTACGGAATGATGTCATCTCCCTGACCCAGCGCGCGCCCCCAGATCGTGGGCCAGTCCACCGCGTCCAGGATCAGCCCAATGGCCGTGTCGGTGCGCGTATCGGTTTGGATCGCGATGCTGGCGTTGTGATCCAACAGCCAGCGCCAGCCGTCGGTCAGGCTGATGCGCACGTATTCAATATCGTTCTTGCGGAATGGCTCGATGCTTTCCACCCGGCCCGCGATCACGTCGTAGTTGTTGCCAGTGGCCCCATCTCGCACCCAGATATTAATGTATTTCCCCGGTTCCACGTCGGGATACAGCGGGCTGGATGCGTTGAAAGGATCGAAACGCCCGTCCCTGTTGACCAGAGTCAAATATGCGTTGCCTGTGCGGTAATGCTCGAAGCCTTTGCCGTCCTGGCGGACAAAGACGTTGCGTCCGCGCTGCGAGGAAAAAGCGGTGCAGTGTTGCGCTTCGTTGTAGCCGCTAAATAAGCCGTTGCCGTCCCAGTCTATCTCGATGGCCCACAACAGAGTGTCGGCCCCGCCCGTGCCATAAGCGCCGTATTTGGCCGCCCCGTACTTGACGGTTCCATATTCAGCCATCAGTTCAGCGCCTCGATGTTATCGCGTACCAGTTTGCCGACGACCGGGGCGAGCACGCGCTCCGCCTCCACCCGATCACCGAGGGATACGCCCTGATAGGAAAAATACACGTTGACCGCCGTGCCGCCCGTAGCGGGCACGGCGGTCAGCGAAGAGGACGCCCCCAGGCCAGCCATGCCGACGCTGAACGAAGGCAGTGATGTTCTGGCGATGCTGGACAACTCTTTATTGATGCCGCGCAGCCCCATTTCAAAAGGTGTCGGCGATCCAGGCGTGAACAGCTTCGGGACTTTCAAATTATCCAGCGCCTCACTAAAATCTTCAAGCATAGTGGTCAGCCATTGCAAGGTTTTTCCCAGTCCGTCGGCCAGGGAGCGCACCAGCGGATCCACCACTTTCTCCTTGAGTTTTTTCAGCAGCGGCATGATCCTGTCCTGGATGAATTCCCACATGGCCTGCAATGCCGGTTTCAGTACCACGTTCCAGGCATTCGCAAAATTGTTAAGAGCCTGGGTCAACACGAAGCCCAGTATTTTCCCCAGCACCTCCAGCAGTGGCACCACGTTCACCTGAATGAATGACCAGACCTCCTGAATAGCGGGCAGTAGCACGGTTTTCCAATAGTTGGCAAGCGCGGCCAAGGCTAACGGAATATTGACCTGCATCCATTCATAGATGCTCTGAAACGCGGGTTGCAGCGTCCCCTGCCAGAAGTTCATCACGGCGTCGCGGATGCCAAGGAAATTAGTCTTCCAGGCCAGCGCAAGCAGCGCGATCCCCGCCGCCACCGCCGCAATCACCAGCAGTACCGGCCCGGATAACACCCCGGCCACGGCGACAACCACCGGAATGATTGCGCTAAAAGCGCTAATCAACGCGCCGATGATCAGGAACAACGGTCCCAATGCTGCCACAATACCCCCGCCGATCACGGCGAACCGCTGCATTTCAGGCGACAGGCCCTGGAACTTATCCAGCAGCCCGGTCACCCAGCCCACGAATTGCTGGACATAGGGGATCAGAACCGCGCCCAATTGGGCGGATACATCCTCCATCTGAGCGGCCAGAATGCGCTGCGAATTGGCAAGCCCGTCCGAGGTATTGATGAAATCGCCCGCGATGCGGTCGGTTTGTTCATAGATGATCGCCAGCGCTGCCTGCGCTTTGGCGTTGTTGTCCAGTTCGGCGGCGGTATCCGCCAGGCCCAGTTCAAGGGCTTTGGCGGCGATGTCCGCCGCGTTCAGTTTGACGCCGAACTGCTCCAACGGGTTGAATTCGCCCTTGAGCGCGGAATTGACCGCCGCCATCGCCTGGTCGACGTCGGTGTTGAAGACGGAAGCCATATCCGCGGCGCGTTGCGCCAGCGTGATCACTTCCGTGCCAGCCGCGTTTGCCTCAAACCCCAGATTTTGCAGCAGCGCGCCGGACACCGCCGCGAGCTGGTTGAATTCAGCGTTAGCCAGCCCCACAGATTGGGCGGCGGTCTGGCCGAACGCCAAAACGCCCCCCGCCGCGTCGCCGAACACCGTATTGAGCGCGTTGGTCGCCTCCGCCAGATCAGAGGCCGCGCCGACCGCCTTCGCGCCCAGAGCCACCAGGGGCGCGGTGACCCCGGCGGTCAGCCCCAGGCCAGTTTTGGTGAAAGCCCCGGCGATATTGCCCAGCACGCCACTGGCCTTGTCCTGCGCGGTAACAATGATCTCGACTTTTTCAGCCACTATCTACGCCTTTTACCTTTTTTCATCGCTTGTTTATGTTTGCTTTCTTCCGCTTTGTTCTTTTGCGCCAGCCATACCCGCCAGCGCAAGAACCATACGATCATCCAGCTCGGGTCCTGGCCGGTCACTTCGATGGGCGCGCATCCCCAGTTTTCAGCCGCGATCAAAACCTCCACCCACGCGGGCGCGGCGTTTATGCCGTAGCGGTAGGCTCGGAAGATACGCTCGGCGCTTTTGGGTCGGCGCTCGCCGCCGCCGTCGCCTTCTCAAGCAGTTCCGGGGCCAGGTCGAGCAGTTCGCCCATCTTCAGCTTGTTCAGTTCCGCCACGGCCAGCGGCGTGTCCAGGTACGCGCCCTTTTCGTCAACCATGAACAGCGCCAGTATGGCGCGCACGCCGCTGACCTTGCCCTCTTCAAGAGCAACAAAGTCAGCGACGGTCATGTGTTCGCGCAGGCGCGCCTGGTCGATAACGATCTTCACGGTAGGGCGCTCAGTTCATTGACCACAACGATCTCCGCGAACAAAGCGGCGGTCGAGTTGTAGCGCACCCGGAAAGTGCCTTCGACAATGTCATTGCCGTCCTGTTCGCCCAGCGGTTCAAAACTTTCCCATTTACCGGCCAGGTCAACGCGCAATAACTTGGTGTCGTAGGTGCCGGTGGTCGATAGCGCCGACCCCGGAAACTCCAGGCGCAGTTGGCGCACGGTCTGGTTGCGCCACGCGGTCTTTTCGGCTACGGCGTTGGCGTCATGCTCGAAGGTGAGATCCAGGGTGATCTCCGGCATGGTCGATTTTACGAAACTGAAGTACAGCTGGCCGGTCGCGGTCTCGACGATCTGCCAGCCTGTATCCACGTCCAGGTTCATCGCCAGCAAAGTATTACTGATCAGGGTCGTGCCAACCGTACCGGTGCTGTCATCGATATACAAACTAGCCTTGGAGAACAGGATCTCTTCGACGCTGGGCACGGACAACGACGCGGTAAAGGTCGTGTTGGTTATCTGGCGCCCGACCCAGTCAGCCGTCATTTTCAAGGCTTCGCCCGCTGCGCCGGAAATGGTGAACGCCTCCACAAAGGCATATTCCATTTCCTCGGCCTGCTGGTCGTCGCCGCCTTCAATGGTGTAGGTCTGGATCGAATTTGCGCCGGTGGTCGGAAAGGCATAAGAATAGATGTAGCCCGACCCGCTGTCCGTGGTGGGGGAAACGGTTTGAACGCCCGCCTCAAGGATATACGGCAGCTGCTCGAACGTGGCTTCAATATCCTCAAAAGAAATTGCAGCCGCCAGGCGCGGGATGTATGAACGATCCGCGCCGCCCACCAGGCCAATATCTTCTTCGGGGAAAACCACTTCCCTGGCGTCCTCCAGGGTGCCCATCCCGCGCCAGATCGCGGTCGCGGCGACCGCGTCGCCTGCGGTGGACTCAGCGCCCAGTTGGATCATGCGTAAAGCTTTAATCCCGGCCATCGTTTTGCTCCTTGTTCTCGATCTCTTCGGTCTTCCCGGAGATCATCTTATTGTCACGCTCCGGCTTTCGGGATTTGGTTTCCGCATACAGACCGCTTTCCAGCAATCTCTTTTTCCCGTGCCGCGCCACCTCTACGTCAGAGAGGTTTCTGGCTGGAACACCGGCCAGCCAGCGACCGTTTCCAATGTATTCAAGTTCCATGTCGTTTCCTTTGCGTATCCGTAGCGCTGGACGTCCGCCAGCAAGGTTTCATCCAATACGTTGCCCATGTGGCGGGCGTAACGCTTGGGGGTGGTCAGGCGCAAATAGCCCGCCCGATCAATGGCGTTGTCAAAATCCTGCTCGTTGCTGGTCGCTTGCTCGTTCCATTCTGTGAGCGGAGCGATCCGCCTAGCAAATGCCACGAACTGGCAATGGTGCGCGAAGGCCAACGCTTTCACACCGTCCTTTTCAAGCAGCATATCCTTGACCATTGCCGTACTACGTAAATGGCCCTCCGGTTCGCGCCCGACGCTGGCGCAGAAATCGCGTTCCCAGTCATCGATAATAAAACGTCCGTATTCAGCGCCATGCTCGCGGGCGTATGCCCGATTGCTGGCACACCCCCAGCGCTGCTGAGTGCGCACCGGATACCCCGATACCGCGCCCACGTTCGGGAAGGTTTTCAGGATGTTTATCTGAGCGTCCAGCCAGTCGGGGTAAAAGAACATGTCATCGTCGCACAACGCGATGATCGTCTTTCCGGGGAACATGTTGAATATCGAGGCGCGAGCGGAAGACTTGCCCACGTTGGCTGAAATAATAAGCGTGTCCGGTTGGTATTCCTGGCGCAGCCAATCCAAGAACCAGCCCGCGGACCCGTTGTCCCAGATCAGCACATGCGCGTCGCTGTGATCGCGCATCGAATTCAGGCACGTGCGCACGATCTCGAACCGCTGGCTGTGATACCCGTCCGTATTGGGCAGGTGGGTGATAACAGCCGTCACGATCTCGGGCAACGCGGGCACCGTGCCCCGTCGATTGGGGTTTTCGCCAATTCTCATAGCCACTCCACCCCACCAGGCATACGGTACATTTCCGTAACGGCGTGCTTATGACCGGGCGGGTTCGTGTCAAAAAAGATGTGGTGACGCGCGACCATTCGCAAATACGCGCGCGCGTCCCTGTATTCCGGGCGGTTCGCGTTGTCGAACACCACGAACCCGCCCGGACGCACTAGCTTTTCAGCCGCAATGCACCATTGCGGACGCTCTTCTCTAGCGCCGTCGATCAAGAACAGATCGTATTTGTGCGGCATAGCCTCACTCAACGATTGGGCCGAGCCGTCATAGAAGTTCACTTTTTCGTGATCCGTGTCACGGATCACTACTTCTTTCCAGGTCGGGTCACGCT